CCTGGCGCGTCGAGGTCCATGTGGTGCGCGCTGCGGTCGGCGCCACGGTAGAAGGCTTCCCGGCCGCGGTTGAAGTAGCCGGCGCAGGAAATAATCTGGTCGATCATGGGTGGTTCCTTTGTTGCTGTGCCGCCGGCGCGCCGAACAGCGCGGCGACGAGCGGGTCGCGAGCGATCACGATCGGCGGGCGCTCGGGCTTTCTGGCCATAAGCGCAGGACGCTCGACCGTGGTGGTGGTGCGAATGCCGGCGTGCCAGACGTAATAGGTGCCGCCGCCGTTCGTGTAGACGAGCTTCTGGTGGTGGATCAGGCAGTCTTCTTCCAGGCCCTGGAGGCGGCAGCGGATCGCCGAGCCTGAGTAGCCGAAGCGGGAGCACAGCTCGTCGGTGGTGCGCGGGCCCTCTTTCAGGAACTCGAGCAGCGCCGTGGCCAGGCGGGCGATGGGAACGAGGCGGTCCATTACTGAGCCATCCCTTTGAAGCGCGAGCAGAGCTGCATCACCTTCTGCAGCACAGCGAACTTTGCCTTGTCGACCGCCGCCACTTCTTTCTCGTCGACGTGGCCATCGGCGAGCGCTTGGTGGATCTCGGCGCCGAATACGCCCAGATGCGACCACAGGCCGGTGACCGCTTCCAGCACCGCCATGTCGCACGCCGGCTGCTCGTCGATCTTCGTGCACACGAAACCGTGCTGGCGCGCCAGCGCATGCATCACTTCATAGTTGCCGGTGATCTCCATGGCGCGCGAGGCGTCGTCCATCGTCAGCACGTTGGTCGTCGAGTTCGGGTTTGCCTTGTTGCGTAGCAGGCCAGCGGTGTAGCCCATGCGCACCGCCAGCGCCTCACAGCCGCCAGGGGAGTCGTGCACAGTTTTGTAGAAGGCGTCTTTGTAGTTCATGTGTCATTCCTGGGAACAAATGAGGCGTGGAAATATCGAGTGCGTGACAATGCTGTTATGGAAACGCTTTTGGCCTTATGAGGCCGGCGCGTCACCAAATACGGCTGGGTTAAGTTCGTATCGCGTGACCTGGCCGTCGAACAGCGTCTCGATCTCACGGCAGCGGTCCCCTGGGACGACCCCGTGGGCGGCCCATTTCTGGATTGCCTGAGGGGTCAAATTGAGGAGATTTCCGAGGGCGGTCTGACTACCCGCAAGTCGAATCGCTTTAGCAATACCGGTTTCCATGGCTTAGGTCTCGTTGTTGGTTACAACCATAGGTTACAGTAGCGAGCGTCGTTCTACAACTTATTTTTGCAGTGCTATCTACAACGGTTGCTTGTAAGATGGCTGAATGGAAACTATGGCAACAAGAATCGAGAAGCTGCTGGCCGACAAGAACGGCGGCAACCAATCGGAGATGGCGCGCTTTATCGGCGTGAGCCCCCAGGCTGTGCAAAAGTGGGTGGCCGGCGAGTCTGAGCCGCGCGGGAAAAACCTCGATCTGGCCGCTGAATTTCTCGGCGTTACACCGGCGCACCTGAAGTTTGGGATCGCTGTGGACCATCCTTCAAGCGCCCCAGCGCCAGTCCCGGCAGGCTTTATGCCTTTAAGGGGCGTGGAGGATGACGACCCGAGCCTGACGCAGATCATGAAGGTGCGCATAAAGGTTCAGGCCGGCATTACCGGGTTCCAGGTAGAGCCGGAACACTACGACGGCGAGACAATGGGCGTTCCCACGAGCTGGGTGCGCGGCGAGCGACTGGTGATGTCCGATCTATATGCGACCGTTGTCAAAGGCGAGAGTATGGAGCCGTCGCTTTATGATGGTGACGTGATCGTGGTGAATACGGCCGATAAGAGACTAATGGACGGGGCTGTCTACGCCGTGAATTACGAGGGCGAGGTCGTGGTGAAGCGCTTGGTGCGCGACTCTGGCATGTGGTGGCTGTGCTCTGACAACGCCGACCAGCGAAGATACCATCGGAAGTTATGCAAGGGCGCCGAGTGCATCGTGATCGGAAAAGTAGTTAGAAAAGAGAGCACGCACATCTAAGGTCGCGCGTTCAAGCTAAAAGTTCAAAGGGACGCGAATGGTAAAGTTTATCCTTGGCCTTATTTTTATCGCAATGCTCGCCTCCGCGATAATGTCCAAGATTAGTGGAGACCCACCCACTGCAGAGAAGCGCTCGTCGAGCCCGCCTGCTGAAGTCGAGATAGTAACCGGCCCGGCGCGGGCTGAAATCGTCTCACGGGTCACCAAGGGGCTTTCACTCGAGCGCGACAAGATCGAAAAAGTAAGCTTCTACTCTGCAAAATCGCGGACCTACCTGGCATCGAGGGTTGAGCCCTACATCTCTCTTTCGGACAACATGCTGCCGCTTCTCCGAATGAAGGCAACTTATTTTGGAGACGATTGGGTTTTCTACGACTCGATCAAGATTATGGTAGATGACCAAGTTATCTACGAGCGCGGATTCCGGCATTCAGACGTTGCCCGGAATAATTCGAGCGGCAGTGTATGGGAGACTGCGGATTACCCTGCGAACGAAGACGAGCTGAGGGCACTTGCTGCCATCGCAAAATCCAAGAGCGCCACGATACGATTTTCAGGCGACAAACGACGTCGCGACCACGAAATAACGAAAAAGGAACGCCAGCAGATTAAGCAGGTGCTCGAAGCATATGCGCAACTGGCGGAGCAACTGACCAGCAAGAGTACAAAAGGTAGAGACGACGCGGCGCCACACTCTTCGTCCATCTGAATTGGCGTTACGGCACGCCTGGATGCAACACGTTCGCCAGATAATTTAGCAGAAACGGTATGAATCGAAACGAAAAAAAGATGATGATCGCGCTCGCAAAAAGCCTGGTTCATCAGTTAGACGTAAACGTGAGACTCATTGAAATGCTCCGCGGCACCAAGGCAGCAGAAGCTCAGTTGCATCACGAGAAGATTGAGGCTGAGCTGGATAAATTCATAAACCTTACCGCAGAGGAATGGAAATTCGATGACGAGGCCTGATCTGCGCCTACTTGAGCGCGTCGTAAGAACTCTTGACAACAGTGGCGGCCCACCGGATGATCCGAACATGGAACCACGCGTAAAAGCCCTCGAGAAGTTTGCGGACGATGCCCGCTCAGAACTGCGCACTATTGATGTTCGACTAGCAAAGATCGAAACGAGACTGGATAACTTTGCAACTAAAGAGGATGTAAAGTCTCTTAGCGCCGAGCTGCACCGCGAACTCCATGCCACAACATGGAAGATCATAGGCGCCATGGGCTTAATTTGCGCGGCGGTGTTTTGGATGGCGCGCAACATCGAGCCACCTCGACTGGCTGCGAATCCGCCCCAAACTGCGTCATCGCCGCCGGCAGCCACTACCCAGGCCACGAAGTAAACACTGATTAGCATCGACATCTAAGCCCCGCCAGCCGGGGCTTTTTCACGCCTCACCCTCACCCGCCAAGCGCGGGTATTTTTTCGCCCGTAGCTCGGGCCTGCCGCCGGCCTCCACGGACCGGCATTGCCATCGCAACTTTTCTTAACCCCGACTACAACTTTTACTTGCAATCACTTTAAGCGTGCTGTAACCTGAGGTTGTAGTAGGCGGTCCGATCAAGAAGCGAAGACCGGACATAACTTCATCCGCAAGGGTGACCACACAGCGCGGCTTGTGAAGTGCCCATCAACCGGTGTTTCGAAGGAGCGAGCCGCGCTGTGTGGTAGCCGGCAGGAATCAAGCGCCTGCATCGCTTCATGAAGTACGAGGCCTGCTGGCCGCCACACAAAAAACCGAAGCCGGCAGCGCCGGCGCCAATGACGGAGAGCATCGATGAACTTGAAGCACACACCAACGCCCTGGAAATTGGACGCTCACCTTATCGGCCAGATCGTGAGCCAAGACGACACCAAGCTCATCGCTCGAGCCGGCCGCGTCGAGCCAATAGCTGATCTGGACCAGTGCGAGCGAGTAGCCAACGCCGAGTTCATAGTCTGCGCCTGCAACTCGCATGACCAGTTGGTCACGGCGCTGCGCTCTGTGCTGGCAGAAATTGGGGATTATGGCCGCCCGAATGTGCGTCGCGATGCGCTCAAAGTGCTTGCTGCAGCAGGTGCCGCATGACCCAGCAATACGACACCGAGTATCTGAGCCAGGCGATCGACGAAGAGATCGAGCTGGCCCTGCTCGACAAGAACCTGAAGGGCGCCAAGCCGCGCAGCCTCTACTTCGACATCCCGGTGCACCAGAAGGTAAAGCCGGGCTCGCTGATCGGCATGTACGGCGGCCTGCACTCGGTCGACCTGCCGCGCTACCGCCGCAACCCGCGCGACGCCGGCGACCTGTGCATCCGGCGCGGCGTGAGCGTCAAGCACGACCACGACGACTTCAGCGTGTCGGCGTACGGCGGCAACAGCCGGCGCGCGGTGACCGAGTTCTACGGCGCCCACCCTGATGTAGCGGCAGCCACCATGGCCGCGATCACCCGGGCCGCCATCCAGCTGCTGACAGAGCAGCGCGACGAAGCCGCTGCCCTCAACCCTACCCGCTCGAAGCCGAGCCGCAAGCCCAGCGCCCGGGCGAAATCAAAACCGTGAGGATGACCATGCGCTACCGAGTAACCATCTGCACCGCCGCCGGCGCCGCGCCGATCTCGTACACCGCCATTGGTGATCGCAACGCGCTGCAGGACGCAGCGTACGACGACGGCGCCATGGGCGTGACGGTCATCCTCGAGGGCTGATCAGACCATGGCCCGAAACAAACGCCGCACCTGGCGCGCGCCCAGCGTCGACAGCCAGGGCATGACCCAGGCCGATCTGGACGCCATCAAGAACTACCGGGCGAACCGCGGCTCGCCACGCTACTTCAGCGACCTGAAAGCGATCGACGATCGCGCCCCAGCCACCCAACCGGACGACTCAAAAAAATGACCTCGACCACCACCACGGAAGCACCGGCGCCGGCCGCGCTGCAGCGGCGCATCGATGACCTGGCCCTGCCCGGCCAGCCGCTCGAATGGGGCGAAGAAGGCACCCCACTGCCGGGCGCCAACGTCGTGCACCAGTACCGCCTGCTCAATGACCGCTTCGAGCGCTGGATGGACATTCGGACGCAGGAGCATCTGCTCGAGGTCCAGGCTGCGCCCGACCGCTTCAAAGTGAGGATCATGTTCACGGTGCCTGTCGACGAAATATCCCGGGCGCCAGTTTCTTTCGTCGCCGCGGCGCAGATCAGGCTGGACATCATCCACGCCGCCACCGGCGCGGCAATCGCCAACCTGCGTGCGGTTGCGCGCGAGATCGCGGAGCTGCCATGAGCGAGCACCAGCTGCGCGCCATCAAGCGCCAAACCCTGACCGTGATCCTGGTGTGCGCCGCATGCACCACCGCCATCGTGCGCGGGTGGCCGCTGTGATGCGCCGCTTCGGACAGGCTTTCGTTCTGGTCATGGCCCTCCTGATCCTGGTGGCCGAGATCCAGCTGCAGGACGACGATGCGGCCGCGCGCGCCACCGATGCTCTCTACGGAGTGCAGCCGTGAGCTACGAGAAATTGCGCTTCGCCTATCAATGCCCCGAAAAGCTGGCGCAGCGCTTGTACGCCGAGCTGGAAGAAGCACGGGCGCAGCTGGAAAAGATGCATGCGGCGATCGCGGCCGGGCAAGCAATGCACGTCCTGGAGCAGAGCTTGCGCGCCAGGGCAGAAAAGAAGCTGGCCGGCATGGCGCCGCGCCGCGCCATTCGAGACTGGAAGGAAAACTCATGAACCAAGTATTGAAATGCGGTGCCAGCGGGCGCCTGGTCGGCGAATTCCAGGGCTACGTCGACGGCCAGCCGTCCGTGGTCTGGCTCGATCGCGGCAACATGCCAAGCGTCGGCGCGAAGCTGTACGCCGGCCCCGTGCTGGAATTCGTGGAAGCCGGCTCGGCGCCAGCGCCAGGCGTCGACCTGGCCGGCCTGGTGCGGTTCGGCTGGTGCGATATCGACAGCAGCGATTTCATCGAGCGGCCAGATGGCAAGTTCGTGCGCCTCGCCGATGTCGAGGTCGCGATCGCCGCCGCCCCTTCTGCACCTATAGGGGCAACGGTAGATACGCCGGAGTTGAACGCACTCGCTGCACGATACGGCAACAGCAAGGCAGGCAAGGATTACATGGCTCTCATCGCCCACATTGACCAGCACGTTGCAAGCCAGGTGCGGGCGGCACAAGCCGAGCCTGTGGTTCTGGCGGACGAGCGGATGTTATTTGAAAGCGAGTTTGATAACGCCAAGGGTGCAGAAGGTACGCAGCACGATGTAATCGGCTGGTACTACTTTCATGAGGAAGTACAGGCAATGTGGCAGGCGTGGGAAGCACGGGCCAAGGTCGCGGCACAAGCCGGTCAGGTAGCGGTGACGGGGTGGATCAGCACCGATGACCGCCTGCCGGAGAATGGCAAGGACGTAATCATTCTGTACTGGCCCTACAACAACCACGAGAACGAGCGGATTGCCGGGACTGCGCATCATGTAGAGGGAACGTTCTACGACGAAGACGGCAACGATATGCATCCGCCGTCGCACTGGATGCCATTCGTAATCCCAGTCGCCACCCCATCGCCAGCCAGCGAATCCCTGCGCTCCCCACAAGAAGCAGCGGGAACCGAGAAAGGGGGTATGTGATGGCGATCCTCGGATTCATCGTGCTTCTGCTGGTTGGCGGCATGCTCGTGGTCTGGGCGGTCGGCGCGGCGTTCGCCACGGTCGCTTTCTCCGGCGAGGTCGAATGGCCACCGGTCCTGGTCTTCGGCGGCGTCGGCGGCCTGATTCTCTGGTACGCATTCGTCAATGCGCCCTTCACCATCGTTTTCGGAGCAGCAGCATGACCACTACACACCCATCCGCCAGCGAGAGCGGCGAACTGAATCTCGACCACCTGGAAGCGCTGACCGACGAGCAGTACCAAGAAGTTCTGCGCCCGGTACTGTCGCGCTATGGCATGCAGCGCTTTCTGAATGGCGACGAAATCACCCTGAACCCAAGCGATTATCGGGCGATCATCGAGCGAGCCCGCGCTACCCAGCCAGTAGCAGCGCCGACAGCCGGGGATTCGATACTTACGTGGGAAGATCGGCGGGACACCTTCATAGAAAAGTTCCCTAACAGCGGGCTCGGCAATCTTTATTTCGCCAAACAAGAGATTGCCGAACTGCGCGCCGCCCTCGCCAACCAGCCAGCGCCGCTCGACGCCGACGAGATGACGCGCCTGCGTCGGCTGATGAAGGCGCTGGGTCACCATGCTGCCTTCGAAATGTCCGACGCCTACGTGCGTGGCATCCTCTGCACGGTGCTGGGCCAGGCCGCTGGAGTGGTAGAGCGCGCCCTCGCCAACCAGCCAGAGCCGACAGTGCCAGCGACGCCAGTCGAATACATGACGTGGTGGACAAGCATCGAAACCGACCTGCGCAAGTCGCTGCTTATCGGCGCTGGCCGCGACCGCGAGCGTCTACACGATCTGCTGCGTACCGCTTACGAGGCGGGGCAGGCGGCGCATCAACCAGCGCAGGAGCAGGCCAACAACCCGACGTGTAGAAAATGCCGGAATACTGGCTATACCGAACCGGGCGACCCGGAAACGGGAGCTACGAAATACGATTACCCCTGCCCTGATTGCGGGCCAGCGGCGCAGGAGCAGGCCGAGCCGGTGGCGTGGATGGACCCGAGCGCCAGTTGCGTGATGGACGCATTCCTGTGGCAGAAAGACCGCTCGAATCCTCAATACAGCGTCCCGGTCTACACCCCCGCACCGCAGGCACCAGTAGCAGCGGCACCTGATGCGCTGGTGGTGGGCGCTGGTGGTCAAATCGGCCTCAAAGCGCCTGTAACCCGCATGGATACTGGCTTTGATGGTGGTGGTCAAAATGAGGTGGCGCAGCACGAATCCAAGCTGCCCCTGACGGCGACGCACGGACCTTTGGGCCTGACTGATGCCAAGACGCGCGGCATCACGAAGCAAGGATTCAACATCGTAGGCTACGTACTGCGAAGCGAGAGCGGCGATGAGATTTGCATCTCGGCCGAGTCCGCCGTGCGATGGTTACCGCAGGCGCACTATTGGCGGCTGATGCACGAGCAGAATGGTTCGCTGTTCGGCCGCCAAGGAGCGATCGCCGTCGATGCAGCTATCCAGGCTGCTCAAGGAGAGAAGGCATGAAAGAGCGCCCTATCCTCTTCAGCGGCGCCATGGCACGCGCGCTGCTCGACGGAAGCAAGACACAGACCCGGCGGATCGTGAAGGACCTGCCTCCATGGCCGATCACCGAGATTTGCCACGACGCTGGCGGCACCGGTAAATGGATGCCAAATGGTCCTGCACCGAGCGGCACTGGTATGGCGGCGGGACACTGGCGTCTCTGCCCCTACGGACAGCCCGGCGAACGCCTGTGGGTGCGCGAGAGCTGGGCAATCGCCAGCAAGGCCACTGATATGGTCAAGGTCTACTACAGGGCCAGTGAGCAGCAGAGTCACACCGAGTTCCATGAGTATTTCCCGGTGGCCTGCGCCGGTGAGATGTCTGCAACTTGGCCAAAGTACCGCCCGAGCATCCACATGCCGCGCTGGGCCAGCCGCATCCTGCTGGAGATCGTGTCGGTGCGCGTCGAGCGGTTGAACGAGTGCAGCCGCAAGGATGCGATCGCCGAAGGCATCCACCGCTACGAGCATGTGTGGCGCGACAGCGAGTATCCGCTGGACGACGTCGCCTATGAACCGGTGAAAGGCTGGCCCACGCGCTACTCGTGCCCGATCCAGGCGTACCAGGCGCTGTGGGATAGCATCAACGGTGCCGGCAGCTGGGACGCCAACCCATGGGTGTGGGTGGTTGAGTTCAAGCGGGTGGCGCCGTGACCCTGGATTCGATCACGCACACCGCGCGGCGCCATCACCTGTGCGCCGGCTGCGGCCGGACCGTGCACGCCGGCGAGCGGTATGTGCGGGCGCAGCTGCCCGGCGGCGGGCGCGCGGCGAAGCAGGCTTTTCACAGCACGTGCTACACGGCCATATTGGCCGGCCATAACCAGGAGGCAGCGCATGAGCGCAATATTTGAACTGTCGCTACCATCCGAGACGCTGAGTGAGGATGAAATAAAGGACATATCGGGATGCTCCCGCAGCAACGACCAGGTCAACTGGTTGAAAAGCAACGGCTGGGTGTTTATCTTGAATCATGCCAAGGTGCCGAAGGTCGGCAGGCTGTACGCCAGACTGAAGCTGGCCGGAATCAACCCAGCTGCACTGATGGCCCCTGAGGCAACAGGATGGCAGATGGACGTCACCAACGTCCGATAACAGGCATACGATGAGACCAAAGACCACCGGCAAGAAGCTGCCACCGCGCATGCTCGCGCGGAAGAGAAAACTAAAATCAGGCGTGGTCTGGATCGGCTACTACTACAACGGCCGGGGCGAAGATGGCAAGCGGACGGAAATTGCGCTCGGCACCGACTTGGCGGCCGCGAAGCGGAAGTGGGCAGAGCTGGAGTGCGCGCCGGTACCGGATGACGCATCGTTGATGCGATTCGTTTTCGACCAGTACGTGCGAGACATCCTGCCGAAGAAAAAGCCGTCGACGCAGCGCGAGAACAATCTCTGCCTGTCGCAGCTGCGTCCTGTCTTTGACGCGGCGCCGGTCGATGCAGTCCGGCCGCAGGACATTGCGCGGTACCGCGACGCCAGGTCAGCGCCGGTGCGCGCCAACCGCGAGATAGCGCTGCTGTCGCACGTATTCAACATGGCGCGCGAATGGGGGTTCACGCAGCGAGACAACCCATGCCGCGGCGTCCGGAAGAACAAAGAGGTGCCAAGGGATTATTACGCAGAAGCAGACGTCTGGGATGCCGTGTTCGCCGCCGGCACCCAGGTGCTGCGCGATGCTATGGATCTGGCGTACCTGACTGGGCAGCGGCCGGCCGACGTACTCAAGATGAGCAAGCTCGATATACGGAACGACGAGCTCCACGTCCTGCAGAACAAGACGGCGCACACGCTACGGATCCGGCTGCACGTCGACGGCGAGCCGACGCAGCTCGGCGCGTGCGTCGAGCGATTGATGGCGCGGCCGGTGAAGTCGATGACTGGCGCGCTCGTATGCACAGAACAGGGCCAGCGGTTGACGCTGAAAATGCTACGCGATCGCTTCGACGGCGCGCGCGCGGCAGCCGCCGTGCTGGCCGAGAAAGATCGTAATGCCGATCTTGCGCTCCGCATTAAGGCCTTCCAGTTCCGGGATATACGGCCGAAGGCAGCGAGTGAAATTGCGAGCCTTGAGGATGCAAGCAAGCTGCTCGGCCACACCAGCAAACAGATCACGCAGAAGGTGTATCGCAGGGTTGGAGAGGTCGTGAAACCGACAAGATAAGGCGGGAGTTGCGGAAATCGTTTCCGCAACCTGTTAAATGATGGGCGAAAAGTGTTACATAAGCTGCTGATTTCGGCAGACTCCAGAAACGAAAAAGCCGTTGATAATCAACGGCTTTTCTATGTGTTCTGGCGGAAGCGGTGAGATTCGAACTCACGAACGGCTCACACCGTCGGCAGTTTTCAAGACTGCTGCCTTCAACCACTCGGCCACGCTTCCTTTGGGGAAGTCGCATTATACATAAATCATCTGTCGCGGTGAGCCTGTTTTGGCCACCGATGAGCCGCCCTGGCCCGGCAGATGCCACATGAAGCTCGGAGCAAGCTCGTGATGACGAGCAAGCCAACTTCATCCCACCAACAACCAGTTCTCCCTCAAACACCGCTCAAACTCATACGCCGGCAACGGCGCGGCATACAAATACCCCTGCACCTCATCGCATCCCGCCTCACGCAAGAACGCCAGCTGGTCAACCGTCTCCACCCCTTCCGCAATCACCCGCAGGCACAACTGCCGCGCCATGCTGATGATGGTCCCTGCGATCGCGCAGTCACTCGCGTCGCCCGGTATCCCGGTAGTAAACGACCGGTCAATCTTGAGCGTATGGATCGGGAACCGCTTCAAATACGACAAGCTCGAATACCCGGTCCCGAAATCATCGAGCGACAACGCCACCCCCAGCGCCGTGATGCTGTCCATGATCCCGGTCACCCGCTCGAAGTCATGCATCAGCGTGCTCTCGGTGATCTCCAGCTCCAGCCACGACGGATCGAGCCCGTAGCGCTGCAGCGTGTCGGCCACCCGCAGCGGCAGCGACGGCGTGAACTCGCGCGCCGAGACGTTCACCGCCAGCCGAAACGGCGCCAGACCCGCCTGCTGCCAGATCGCCGCCTGGGCACAGGCTTGCTCCAGCACCCACTCGCCCACCTGCACGATTAGCCCGGTGCTCTCGGCCAGCGGGATGAATTCGCCGGGCGGCACGATGCCGCGCTGCGGGTGCATCCAGCGCACCAGCGCCTCGGCGCCCACCAGGCGGTCGCTGGCGATCTCGAACTTGGGCTGCCAGTACAGCATTAATTCGCCATTGCCGAGTGCATGGCGCAGGCCGGATTCGATGCGCATGCGCTCTTGCATGCCCTTGTTCATGTCCTGGCTGTAGAAGGCCACGCTGCGGTCGGGATTGGCGTCGGCGGTCTTGGCCCGCTCCATCGCGATGTCGGCCAGGCCGAGCAAGGTCTCGGCATCGCCGCCGTCTTGCGGGAACACGCTGATGCCGATGCTGGCGCCCACGCGCAGGTCATGCCCGCCGATCATGAAGGGGGCGTCGAGCGACGCCTGCAGCTTCTGCGCCACGGTGGTGGCCTCGAAATGCTGGCGAATGTCGAACAAACCGACCGCGAACTCGTCGCCGCTCAAGCGCGCCACCACATCTTCTTCGCGCAAGGTCGCGCGAAAACGCTGCGCGACCTGGCGCAGCAGCTCGTCGCCGATGCGCCGGCCGAGTGTGTCGTTGATGCGCTTGAAGCGGTTCAGGTCGACGAACAGCAAGGCGCCGGCCGCCTCGTTGCGCTGGGCCACAGCCAGCGCCTGGTCGACCAGGCGCGCGAACAGGGTCCGGTTCGGTAGCCCGGTCAACCCATCGTAATAGGCCAGATGGTGCAGTTGCTCTTCCGCCCGCTTGCGCTCGGTGATGTCGGTCAGGTAGGCGATCAGGCCAGTCGGACGGTCGGCCAGGTCGCGCAGGGGCGTCAGCGACAGGCTGGCCCAGAACACGTCGCCCGATTTCTTGCGGCGCCGCACTTCCATCATGCGTCCGCCCTGCTCCGCGAATTCGTCGTGCAGCGACTCGTCTTCGTCGGCGTACAAGAACAGGATGTTGCGCCCCACCGCCTCCAG